TAAAACCATCAGAATATTTTCTAAGCTTTCGATGATTCTTACTTCCAATTTCTTTTTTTCTTAGCTCGACCCTATCGTGCTTACTCAGGCGTCCAAGCTGTTGCCTCCTTGACCTATCATTTTAATCGTTTTTAAATTTAGTCGGGAAAAGGGGATTCGAACCCCTGGCAGACACCTACTGTGTGCCCGCACTGGTTTCCAAGACCAGCCACTTCAACCATCTCGTGCATTTCCCGTTGTTTGTTGGAGCGGACGGATTTGAACCGCCGTACTCTTGCGAGAACAGATTTACAGTCTGTCGGTTTTAACCACTCACCCACACTCCAATTTATAAAAGCCACCAAGGGGTTACTTGGATATTTAAGGCTATGGCGGCCACGAAGGGAGTCGAACCCTCTTCGTTATTCACGTCCGATAGACAGTCGGATACACCAGCCGTTATGCGCCGTGGCCATTATTTATTTCCAGCGGATTACATGGGGATTGAACCCACAATCTTCGCCGTGACAGGGCGACATGTTACCACTAACACCTCTAATCCATTTTATTTGTCTGGGTGACAGGACTCGAACCTGCATTAAGCTCCTGCTCCCAAAGCAGGCGAGGCACCAATTCCTCCACACCCAGAAATTTGCTAACCTTGTTAGCTTTCAATTTCATCACCAATATGTCAAAAAACGTTTGTAAAACAAAAAAGCTCGAATCTTTCGAAACGAGCTTTTGTTATATTTTTTTTATTTAAATCTAATCTATCATAAGATTACTTTAAAGTATAACACACTCGCTTCTCCCAAGCTATAATCGGCAGGGGCATACCCATTCCCTAAGCCGTTCATCGGCATAGCGGGGATATTTGCTGTATATGTTAATACTGTTTTCATCTTTAAATTGTTTATCTTAAATAGTTATAAAATTTTGTTTTCTTTAATTTATACGTACAAAATTAAAAAAAGTTACACAAAAAACAAAACTTTTTTTTAAAAAAAATAAAAATATTATTTAAATGTCTGATAATCAGTATGAATTTTTTTTAAAAATTAGGAAGTTCATCTCCATTTCTTTGTGGACTATTTGTTTTAGGATTTATGATAGAATCCCAATCCAATTTTTCATCCCAATGATGTCTCTTAGTATGACCTGTTGTATCAAAACCAATCGGAGATGGTTTATTGGTTGTCATACTTTCATCATCCGCCATTTCATAAACATCTTTCAAGTCTTTACTTAATTGCTCTCTAACTTTAATTAGTGTATCAATGGTAATTTTTTCAACTTTATTAGAAATAGCATAAGAAATAGTTGCTTCAGATAAGTTTTTAATTTGAGCTCCAGTCATTCCTGTTTCATTATCAACAGCAATAATTTTTTCATATACTTGCTTTAACATTTCTTCAATTTTTGAAGCAGTGTCTTTTTCAACATCAAATAAAATTCCGCTGAAATAATGTTTAGTACACATAATAGAATTAACTTGATCTAAAACTCCGAATTTAACAATCTTATCAATTCTTCCTGGTCTTTTTAAAATTCTTGGCTCAATTCTTTGAGGAAAATTTGTTGTTAAAATCATATAACAACCCTTTTCAGTTCTTGGTTGGTTTATACCATCTAGATAATTTAAAACATCTGAATTACCCCAAGGAATTGTTGATTCAGCATCTTCCAATATAATAAGAGTTGGCATATTTGCCTTTGATATATTGTATGTATGCATCATTACAGCTTTTAAGTCTGTTGCGATTACAACACACATATTTTCTGCATATTTTGTTGCAATTTCGTTTGCGGCACTTGTTTTTCCCCCACCAGGTTCTCCAACTAAAAGAAGTCTTCTAGATCCAGGTTGATTAAATCGTGTATATAAATCAATATTATCAAAAAATTGACTTACATCTTGTTCGACTAATTTTTTGTTTTGATGATAAACTTGTTTACCACTAAGCTTTAGCCTAACTGGTGAATAGTTTAATTTATTTTCTCCTGTTGGAGTTGATTTTATCGAAACTCTAAATAATCCTACTTTTGGTTTTGAGTTTATTTTCGCTTCTTTATTAAGATATGAATAATACTTGTTAATTGTTTGTTTTGTAGCAACCGCATAAGTTTCAACGTTTTGATTTCTACCCATTCCGACAACACGTTGGGCGAATAACATAACAGAATCATCCGTAAATCTTAAAGCAAACATACCTGCCTCACTACGAATTTGTATTCCTTTTTCTTTAGCACTAAAACCAAACTGTAAAATCATATTCGGAAGAATATCATTTTTTACAGATTCAATTTTGTATGGTTTAAAGTTTTTTGTATTTGGGTCAACTTTTGTTCTAAAGCTTTTTGCACATGCTTTTCTAAGTTGGTACATATCTATCTGTATATCCATCGCTGCTGTTGGATATAAATCTGGATTTGAATATTCGTTAAATTTAGAACGTAAAACACTAATAATAATGTCTCTTTGATTTCTTGCTTTTGATTTTTCTTCTGCCATAACTTTTATTTATTAATTCTTAATTTTAACTCTACAATTGTACACAATTCTTCATTATATAATTCAATTTCATCTATATCTCTAATTTCATATGAGCAACAATCAGATTGCCAAAGAGAATCTTTTATTCCGTTTTTAATAGATTCAACATCTGAATCTTTAAAAGAAATTTTAGGTAAAATACACCTAAGTGTATGAGGTAAATATTTTTGACTTAGTTCTTCTGAAAAATCCCTAAAATAATTCCAACTTTCTTTAGCTTCTTTTGAGTCTTTATTTTTAGAATAATAAGAATGCCAAATATCCTCAAGATTTTTTAATCTATCAGCTTCACCTATAGTTACCTGTATAACTCTTCTAGTTTTAATACCATCACAACTAAGAGTTGGTAGGTGTTTGGAAACAATGTATTCACCCATATATTCACCTAAAAAATAAGCCAAATCTACTTCTTCTTCCATATAAACATATACGTTTTATAATTAAAAAAGTTACAATATTTTATAAAAAAACTATATTTGTTTTTTAATTTATTTTGATTATATTTAAAATAAAATTATGAACTTGCCAAAACCTCTTTAAGCTCTTTAACCAAATTTAGGTGGTTCACTCCAAACTCTTCCCAAGCTAATCCCATTTCTTTTAAGTCATAATGCTTAACAATTGTGCTATAGTCCTTACAATCATCTTTATGACCTATTACATAAATTGAATCTGCTAATTCAACTGCCAGGTTAATATCGTGAGTTGAAAATATGATAGTATTCAACTCATGACTCTTCTGAATTGTTGAAAATGCATTCTTAACACTCTCTATATTGAGTACGTCTAAGCCACTGAACGGTTCGTCAAAAACCATAAAGTGACCAGAAGAAAGTAATTGTTCAACAATTGAAACTCTCTGCCTCTGCCCCCCACTTAGTTCATTTGAGTATTTATCCTTATGTTCAAAAAGTCCCCATTCAGTAAGATATTGGTCTATCATCTTATTTTTATCTTCTTTTGAGATTTTTTTATTTCGAAGTGCAAAGTTGAAAATTTGTTGAATTGTCTTGTGTCGGAACAAAGTGTATTTTTGATCTACAAAACCAACATCCCCTTCAGATACAATTTTTGCATCATCTTGAATATCGCTATTGACATCTGCAATTAGCACTTTACCAGTTGTTGGCTTCACAAGACCTGTCAATACTTTAAACAATGTTGACTTACCTCTACCCGATCTTCCAACTACTGCGATTGTTTGACCAACAACTTTTCCAGCAGATATCACATCTTTTTCACAAAGATTAATGTCTTTAATAATTGTCTTTCCATCATATGCAACACTTATATTCTCTAAATATAAGATTGTATCTTTAATTTCGTATTTCATTTTCTATATATGTTTTTAATTTCAATTGTTGCACCTATTAATGTTATTATTCCTATAACTAAAGGATAACCCCAATATGGTTCATCTAAACTTGAGATGCATATACCGATTATCACACCTTTTAATAATCCTACAATATAGTTAACCATGATTAAATTTTTGAGTATCTGAATAATCTTTTTCTAAGGAATGTAAGAGCAAAGTCCATAAATAAACCAACAAACAAAATCACTAATTGTAGTGCGATTATTCTTCCATGATTCATCATCTTATCTGAATTCTTAATTAAGAACCCTAGACCTCCTGCTGCAGCTAAAATACCCTCAACAACTACTATCATCATCCAAACAATGGCAAGGTTTTGACGAATAACTTCGATTACATAATCAAATCTACCCTTGATTACAACTTCCCACAATATCTCCCATCTATTGCATCCAAGCGCTCTAGCGTGGTCAAATTCTTCTTGAGGAATATCTTTAATCATTGCAAGCATTGATGTTGTTAGATACGTTGTCATGAAGGTTACAAGAACCCAAACTTGAATAGCTCTACCATCACTTAAAAGAATTGCAATATAAAATGAAATACCTGTAAGTGGTAGGTATCTGAATTTGCTCAATGCATTTGAAATTGGTGATATGATTGGAAGAGTTGATAGATATGCGAATGATAAAGAAATAATAATCGCAATTAATACAGCCTTGGCACACAAACCAAGAGAGCTGAATATGTGAACAATAAGACCTTCTTTATATAATTCAGATATTCCACTAAACACCTGACTAGGTGTTGGGAACATATGTGTTTCACCGAAAGAAGACAAAATCCAAATAGCAGCTATAAACGATAACCATCCTGCTAAAATTAGTGTTTTTGTTTTACCGCTAACACTTTCAAAAGGTTTAAAAATATTCATATTTTTTTTATTTAAAAATTATAAGAAATACTAGGAGTTACATACCAACACCCATCCCAATTACTTGCTGATACACCATAGCTAAGTTTTTTATAAGTATATGATGTACCAAATCCATATTCAATAAAATTGTGCCTAGTATCTATATAACTACCAACCCCTAAAATAATATTACCATAAACCTTACCCATAGGAAATGATGGGGACACTTTTAATTCATAAAAGTAATTTCTAATATCATCATTTTTAAAGATGCTCTCTAGATTACCTCTACCTATAACTAAACCAACACCTACATCATTATAAATGACACCAAACTCCAAAGAACTATATGACCCAGTGTTAAACTTTGAGTTATTTGACATTGAAATTCCCCAAGAAACATACTTATTTAAAGCATTTTCAGTACACTGAGTCCACGATGCTGTTGAAACAGCCAAAAACAAAACAACTAATAATTTTTTCATTTTTTTACTTTTTAAATTAAGATAAACCTAAAGCTGCGTTTTGTATTTCAACGCAATCTTCTAAAGAATTTGCTGTACCCTTATCATCTCTAAAATGCTTGAATGAGGGGTATAGCAATAAGTAAGCACCTGTGTTTGAGATTGATAATCCCGCAGAAGCGTAATAATTGATTTTGTTTTGACTAAACAACATTGCGCTCATCGCAACGAATAATACTAAAATTAAATTTTTCATTTTTTCTGTTTTAAATAATTATACGGAATCTTTCACTAAAAGTTACATTATCTAGATAATAAAAATTAAATTATTTTTTTATTTATTGTTTTTACAAATTTGTTTATATTTATATATAAATGTATAAACATTATATATATGAAAAAAGAAAAAACAATTATAATAAGGATTGAAGAAAGTTTGTTTGTTAAATACAAAGAAATTTGTAAAATTAATGGATATAATATGAGTCAGAGAATTAGAAATTTTCTTGAAAAAGAGATTGTAAATAATGGAAAATAAGTATTATATCATATATAAATTTACAAATAAAGTAAATGGGAAAATCTACATTGGATTGACTAATCGTAGTTTTAAAACTAGAAAATATGAACATATACTAGCTAGCAATAAGTCACCTAAATTTAAATTTCATCAAGCTATTAAAAAATATGGTATCGATAATTTTAATGAAGAAATTTTAATGGAAAACATTAAATACAAAACTGAAGCTAATTTATTGGAAATTTATTATGTTTCAAAATTTGATTCTTATGTCAATGGATATAATATGACAAAAGGTGGTGGAAATCGTGGTGAGTTTAAACATTCTATTGAATCTAAACAGAAAATGAGCATTTCTAAAATAGGAACTAAACAAAGCGATACTCATAAAAACAATATTTCAAAATCCTTAATAAATAAACCTAAATCAGAGGAGCATAAACTAAATGTTATAAAATCAATAACTGGACTAAAACGGTCTGAAGAAGATAGATTAAAGATGTCAGAACGCATGAAAGGTAAGAATTTAAAACATAATAACCCTGCAGCTATTAAAGTTAATATCTACAACAGTGAAGGGATTTTATTGTTTGAATGCAATGGCAATTTTGAGAGTACATGTAAAGAAAATGGTTTACCTACTAAAGCTCTAAGAAAATCTTATTACAATAACGGTAAACCAATTTATATTGGTAAGACAATAAAAAAAGAAGTTTTAGTAAAAAATAAAAATTATATTAATTGGTATGCAATTAAATTATAATCACTCTAAGCCTAAAGCTGCGTTTTGTATTTCGATGCACTCTTCCAGTGAATTGGCTGTACCCTTATCGTCTCTGAAATGTTTAAATGCGGGATACAACAATGAGTATGCACCTGTATTGTCAAATGAAAGCCCTGAGCATTTAACTTCAATAATTGTACCCAATAAGCTTTCTTGGTTTTCAGTGATTTCTTTCATCAAGTCTTCTTTCAAACCCTGAGGTCTTGTTTTTAAAAGACCACAAGATGTTTCAGCATTCAAAGAACTAACAACATGTTCATTTTTTGTACCTTTTGTTCCGTAATTGAAACCTGTGATAACCAAATCTAATGTCAATTCTAGTTTTAATTTCAATTGCCACAAGGGCTTGCCATCCTTCCATTCGCCAATCTGTGCTTTTAGAATTGTTCCTTCTTCTTCACGACCCAACATTTCCTTGAAGTGTTCCATTGCTTCTTCGAAAGTATTCACCTCTCTGTTTTCAATAATTGAAACCATGCTTAAAAGGTTTTCATTTCCAAACAAAACACCTTCTAAATTTTTCAACCTTGTGATGTATGGAGTTTTTGAACTAGCTGCATTATATTCATCAACAGTAATCATGTCCCATACTGTATAACGAATTTTAGACAATGCTTCTTCAAAGTTTCCATGCTTGCTTTCAAATGTAGAAAGTTTTTTAGAATTTTCTTGCTCAGTTCTCTCACCACGCTTTCCGCAAATATCAATAATTGAGGCAATGATTCCGTTTGACTCATAACGAGGAACCCCATCCATCGTCAATTCCCCATTTAGAACAACGTCATTCAGCAATGCCAATTCTTCTAGGAATTTTGCACCAGTTACAATTGTTGGCTCACCTTGACGGCTTTCTAAATATACCACTCCGCCATTAATAGTTGCATTGCAATATCTACCATCCATCTTAACTTGAGAATATGCTTTACTGCCTTTCTCAAACAACTTTCTAGCTTTCTTCTCATCAAAAGAAACTGCACCCATATAAGGAGTTTCTTCAATAAGGTTTTTGAAAACTTTATTAATGCTAGAATCCATTCCAATTTTAAGATCCTTTTCGATAATGCGCTCAATCACATAAGCATCATTTGGACTCAATGTGGACAACAAATCACTTAAGAAACGCAACGCATCATTTCCAGTCACCTCTCTTCTTGAGATATGACCTAGTTCGTTGATAACAAAGTCCAACGTATTTGTTTGCTCATTTTTACGAGTATACTCAGGAATTTGCTTGATATAGAACTTCACTCGACTAGAGTTTGCCATATACAACACACGCTTCAATAGTTCATTGTCTGCATACTTTCCTAGAATAACCATTTTCTGATTCTTTCCAGGTTCACTTGAAATCTCATCTAGAATTTGCTTTATCTCCATAAATGTTTTTCTTTTTTATACGAATGTAATAAAAAAATGTTACAATATTACACAAAAAAAGGAGAGCAAAAACTCACTCTCCTTTCGTATGGTTTTATGTTTGTTATTGTAGCAATGTAACTTCTACTCTTCGGTTTTTAGCCTTACCTGCAGCTGTTGCATTTGAAGCCACTGGCTGAGCATCACCTTTACCATCAATTTCTTGAATACGAGATGAAGGGATTCCACGACTTTCAAGGTATTCAACAACTGAATTTGCTCTACTTCTAGACAAAGTCTTGTTGCTTGCAGGATTACCTACGTTATCTGTGTGACCAACAATTCTCAATTTAGCATCCTCCGCTTGAATTAACAAGTTATAGATTTTCTCAAGATCCTTGTAAGAAACAGACTCAATAGTTGCACTACCAGTTGAGAAGTTAATTGACCAGTTTCCTGATGCCATTACCTTAGTTTTAGTTTCCGTATAGTCCGAGTGTTCTGCAGTACCCACTTCAATATCTTCAATATTTTTCAAGTAATACAAGTTCACTGCTTCGCTATAAGGAACAACACCTTTTACTGACTCATTAAATCCAAATGGGTTCAACTCTGTAAGATAAGTAGATACTTGATTATAAACTGCTTTGTATCTGTCAACTCCATCAGTAATTCCATAATATTGCATAACGTCTGCGTAGTTAAGAACTTTAGAACCTCCAACATTATATGTCATACCATTCTTAGTAATTTTTTCACCCTTAAACATATTATACCAATATTTAGGAGTTTCAAGATTAAACGTTTCAGATACAGCTTCAGAAGCACGAACTCTCCAAGAATCATATTGTTTCATTTGGTTTGATGCGGTTAATGCTGACTTCAAGATATTAGAAACTGTCTTAGGGTGTTTGCTTGCCCACTCTTTAACACCAATAAACGTTGTAGGCATTTGGTTTTTAAACTCTCTAGTAGATACGATATCAGTAACTCCAGCTACAGCATCAAAAACCATTTTATCACCAGGAGTCCAAGTTGAACAGCCATCAATTTTCTTCTTAATAGTTTTACCTGTCAATTTACCATCTTTAATTTCTTTCAAGTCAACTGCAAATCCACTGTTTTGAGATTTAATCAATTCTTTTGCAGAGTTAATATAATCATCATCTTCAGAAGGATAGAAGTTTACAGCCTCAGGATCATAAGTAGTTACATCAGGATTTACTTTCAAACCATTAGCTGATGCGTAATTTAATGCAACAACCCAGTCACCATCACCAAGAACTGCTGAAATAAGAGAACCTTTCATTGTTTGAGGATTTGTTTTCCACTCTTTAGGACCAATCAATTTATCTTCTCCATTTGACATACCGAAACACCCTTGTACTTCTACATGATATTTACCCTCACCAAATTTCTCATCCAATGCAGCTTGCATAGTTGAAATATAGAACGGAGCACCATCACCCATAATCATTACAGCATATGCACTTTTGTTAGACTTAGGATATTCAACACCACGATCAAATTCCTCAATAAACTTCATTTGCATATTTCTCAACTCAGAAACCCAATCCTGACGAATAATCTCAACATTAAGACCATTCTTTTCCATAATTGAACCCTCTGTAGTCTTAGGTCCTCCATTTGCAACGATAATACCAGATTGGCTATTCCAAGCATATCCAGCAACTCTTACAAGCGGTCTTTCAGAAGCCACGCTAGACAATTCAGTCGAAGGCAACTCAATCAATGCACTCTTTGTGTTGTTGTCGATATTATCATCACTCAACTCCATTCCGTTTAACTTTTTAGAATCATCCACTCGAAGTCCAGGCGCTAAATAGTATACACCAGTCAAGATAATTGCCAGTCCAAAAACAACAATAATAGCTTCAAAACCTGTTGTTAAATTTTTTGTTCTTAAAATTTTTCCCATTTTTCTTTTTTTTAATTAATTTAAATCTAATTACACTTATTTATTTGTTATTAAAATAAATCCCCAAATCCACCACTTTTTAGTTTGTCATCACTAGTAAGTTGGTATTCAGGGTTATTGTATGCCTTAGCTGATGGTACAGCTTCAGCGCCAATTTTGATTTGATTTGCCAACGCATCAAGGTTAGCGTACAACTCATCACTATCCAATGAGTATTTGCTTGTCAATGTGTCGATATCATTCAAGTTACCAGCTGTAACTGCGATATCTTCAGCAATTGTACTTGTTACAACATCCAATGCGTAATCAAGTTCCCAACTCTTAGTAAACAACATTGCTGATTTTGCGCTTTCAGTTGCTTCTTTAGATTTCTGAGCAAATGCGTAATCTTTCTTCAAGATTTCAATTGTAGCATCGAAGTCCAATACTTTAATGTCCATACTTGTTTCAACCATCACCAATTTTTGTCCGAATTTCTTCATAATATTGGCTCTTGTTCCGTATTTAGTAACGAAGTCTTTAGATTGCTCCATTTGGTGTCCTACACGTTGTGCTTCAGACAACAACTTCATAAGTTCAGCATTACCGTTTACATATTCATCAGAACCTCTAGCTGCGGCACCGCCTTTCGCAACCATTTCATCCAACTGAGCTTTTAATTTTTGAGCTTTAGTTTGTAATGATACAATACGGTTTTGCATTTCTTTAGCATCCTTCTCTGATTGAGAAGCTTCAACTTCCATATCTTGTCTAAGGTTTGCAATTTTACCTTTAGCCTGTCTAAATTTTTGTTGGTTCGCAACCATCAGTTGTTTTTGATTTTCCAATTCAGCAAAAGGATCATGCTTAATTATTGCCTTATGCAAGTTTCGTGTAAGAACACGAATACCTTTCAAAATAACTGGCATTGCTATAATCAACCCGACCAATAATATTCCTGTTGCAGCAACAGCTAAGAATTGACCAATAGCTAAGAACAATGGTGGCAATACATACACCCATGTTAAATAACCCAACCCAATTAATGCTCCCAACTTTAAGAACCAAAAAAGTCCTTTTTCTCCTTTTCTAAATTTATCAACCTTACTAGAAATTTCACCTTCATTAAAGTGTTTCATAATAGGAAGATTCATGTATGTGCTCTGTGTCTCCATTTTACTTTTTACTTAACATTATTAATTAAACCTTGTTTTACTTTATCAATCGAAGCTAATAAATTATTCTTAGCAACATCATTAGCCATCAACTTGCATTCAACTTCCATCAAGTCATTGGCATACTTATTATCTATTTGAGTCAAATTGTTTTGAGCGTTATTCATTTGATTTGTCAATGCTTCAATTTGCATTCTTAAATTTTGAACTTCTGTGCCCAATTGTTCTCTCTCATTTTCTTTTCTACTTAAGAGTTCATTTTTCTTTCCACTTCCACCCTCTACATATTTGGTATGAACTTTAGAAATTTCTTGAACATAAAAATCTGATTGAGTTACCAGCAAATCTTTTGTTATCTTCTTGTCCATTGACTGTGCCATTGTGAAAGCCATAGGATAAACTGCAGGAACATCAGCTCCAGCGGATAAAATAGCTTTATAGAACTCAAAGAAATCATATCCTTCCATATTCAGCCCATCAAAACCAACTTCATACATCTGCATGATTTTTTCCATATGTGGCTGACACATCGGATTGCTCTCTATTGGTATTCCTGCACTTGGGACTCCCATTTGTGGTGTTCCAAATCCCGAAGGAGCCATTGTAACATTCACATTTGTGCCTGGAAACTTTACAGGATCACCACTAGGAAACTTTACAGGTTCACCACCATTGGTAACAAGTGCTTCCTTTTTTGTTTCTTCTTCATTGTTTACAATGAATAAATCTTTCCAACTCATTTGACTTTTTTTTTACTTTACGAACAAAACTACAAAAAGTTACAATATAAAAAAAATATTTTTTTTATTTTAAGAACTCTTCTAAATTATCAGGCAATAAAATCTTGCAAGAATCATTTTCAACAACCACCACAAAGTCTTTAAACTTACTTGTGGCAAATTCATTAGTCGTATACCTCAATATAGTTTCAGCACTATTTTTAGAAGTGGAAACTTTTTTCAAAGTATAGTTTGTTTTTAGACTTTTGTATTTATCTAAAATCACCTCACGACCATGTTTGTCAATTGACACCTTAGAAGTAAACTGAAGTGCTATCTCAAAGTTTTGTGTCTTAACAAAAGACATAAATGCAGGGCCTACACCACTACCCAAAAACAATTCAGGGTTTGACATTGAAGGGTCTACACTTACTTCTTCAGAAACTTCAGCAACTGGCTCGTTTACACTCTTAACTTCCTTTTGTCCGCAAGAGAACAAAAATAGAGAAGTTGCAGTAATAAAAATTAAATTTTTCATATAACTTGTTTTTATGTTTATATCGTACTATACGCATATAAACACAAAAAGTTACAATTTTATTTTACCGTAGCATTCTTAGACCAAAATTCGACTGACTTTTTATAAGCATCTCTATCTATTGGAACTCCAGATCCTCCTTCTTCTATACCCAATGCATTTCGCATCATAGTTATAGGTTTCATAACTTCCTCTTCCGCAGACATTTGAGCTAGTATTGCCACCACCCCGAAATCTCCATCAAATTCTTCTTCACCCTCTTTTCTCTCTTTATCTAATTGTTCTTTTGAATATAATACAAGAACTAGATATTTTGCAGTTGGGGCTGGGATTGGCAATTCAAACCATCTTTCCATAATAGGAAGTTCACTTTCTGTTCTAGCAGAATAACCAGTTCTAAGATATTGATAATTTTCCAACGTAATAGGCAAAGTACCAGTTTTTGCATTTGTAAAATTTTTCACAACTAATAGTTTACAAAAATCAGCATAACCTGGAATAACACGCTCAAACAAATGCTCTGTATGAGCTGATGTATGTAAAGTATTTATCATATGTTCAAAATCTTCAGGAGTAACATTTAAAATCTTTGTACCTCCAAATTTTGAATCAAAATGCCTCTTGGCAAAATCTGTAATTTTTATATTTTCTATCATCATATTTTTTTAAAATGGACAATCTATTATTTCTGCAATTAAAATTTCTTTTTTTGATTTAAAAGCAATACTATTCAATTTTCTTAATGTAAAAAACCTTCTATCAATCCAATAACCAATAGATCTACAATTTAGTTTTTTATTTATTATTTTTTTTCTTTTAGTGTGATAAATAGACTTATCTTCAAACATTACTATAGGTAAGTCTTTAAATTCAAAAATTGCTTTCTTTTTTACTTCCTGTACAATCATAACACATTAATATTCAGTATTGATTTGACAAAATGTTTCGCATAGTAACTAGTTAGTGGCAAGGTGGGAAGACCTCCATCCAAAACGTGATTACATTTCCATTATACGCCCAACCCGAACCGTTCCAAGTTTCCCAATGTGTTTTACCATCTTTACGGTGAACAAAGTATTTACCGTATTTAGTTGGTCGGGTTTCGGGTTTATCCCAATCATAAGACACCCAGCCACTAACAGCACATTTGCAAGAGTTGGGGTGTCGTTTTTCAAATAATATTTTTAGTAAATCCATAATTTTGTGTTTCAAATTTAATTCTGTGGTAAAAGCCCCAACCCTCGCAAATCTGCAAAACGTTATGGGAAATTTTAAAAACCTTTTCCCACCGCACCCTACTAATCAAATTTCATTTCATCAAAAGCCTTGAATAATTCTACTTGGCAATATACACTTCCGAATCCTCTACCTAAGTAGGTATTTAAGTTATGAAATATCCCTATGAAATTTGTTTCACCATTGCCAAGTATAGGCTCATAATATCTGTAAAATAGCTTTACGTGTGGTATATTATTGCCATTACATTCAGCTTTTAATTCCTCCAGTTCAAAATCTTCGGGTTTACCTGCTGCTAAAAAAGCTATTTTCTTTGCTTCTTCCCATTTTATATCGTCTATGTAACGGCTTTTGGGATTTTCTTTTTTCCAATCCATTTTAATTGTTGTTTAAATACCCACCCTAAAAGGTTTTTAAAACTATCCCATAACACGGGTTTGGCAAAATGCCGCAGGACAGTTAGTGCTAAAATTTAAGTTTCGAGTAGCGGCACTTCGCCAAGCCCGAAAACATTATGCAACATATTGAAGTTCGCACCCTGTTAAAGCGAAGTATAAGTTTTGAAGTTGATGAACGTATTCACGTTTTCCAAATTCCCATGTGTCAGAAACTCTAATACCTTTATCGTCTAAGTCATAAGCTAAAATAACACAACCTTCCCATTCAATATACCACCTATATCCTATTTCTTCATCATTTATAAACCCAAACTTAATTAACCATTCTTCTGTTAGTGGAACAGGTTCTAATGTTTTTAAAATATAACCACCTGTATTTCTTTCGTTTATGTTATTTTTAATTATTATAAATTCTCCTAACCCGTTTTTTACTAAATTCCCAATTCTTAATTCGTTTGCTTTTATCATTTTAATTAATTTTAATTGTTAAAAATACGTCGCATAACAGCAATTTGGCGAGAAAAAAGTACATATCCAAGATTCGCCAAGTTGCAAAATGTTGGGCGCAATTGGATAACTATACCCGAACTAACTATTGCTAATCTTCAAACTCATTTAAGTCTGCTTCGATTATATTTTCAATTTGTTCAAAAAATTCATGTTGTTCTAATGTATTATAGAAGTTTGAAAGTTTTTCTTTTAAATAAATATAACCACCTCTCCAAGCCTCTGTTACATTTTCATCTGAACTATGACCATTAAGTAATAAAACTTCATCTTGTGATAGTCCAATAAATTCTTTTTGTGTTAATCTTTCTGACATATTATTAAATTTAAAATTAAAAAACTGCGCCCAACAGCAACTAGCCAATAAGGGCGAATTAGTATCTTTTGTTAGCCCTCATCGGCTAGTTGCGAAACGTTAGTTGCAAGCTGGCGGACACGGTAACTCCATCCAATGAGTTATCTTTCCACCAATAGCATCGCAATAATAATCATCACCATCTTCACCATCCCAACATTTATGATATTCATTATATGGTCTTACAACTACACCATTGTACATATCATATACTATACACATAATACTACTATTACCATCTTTTTTAGGTAATTCATCTTCCACTTTTTTCCAATTCATATTTTTTCCAATTTTTATTTATTATCATGATCTATCGATGTCCACTGGCGTTAATATTAAACAAACTCTTTAGCAACGAGAACGTTTTTAAAAGAACGTAATTCCCGCCTAAATATAGTCACGCAATCAGTCGTAGTATGTGACATATAAAACCCTTTCAAAAAATAATTTACATAAGCTGAAATAACGTGTTCTGAATTATCTTCGCAAAACCTATAATTATAAAAATCACAATAGAAATTAATGCGGTTTTTCAAATAGTTTAAATCTCTTTCTTTTTTTGGCTTATAATTAACCAATTCAGTAAATTCTTTTCTGAATTTTTCAATTCCTAAGTCAGTAATAAAGTAGTAGTTTAAATTCAGCCTTTTATCTTTTGTCGCAAAGCCTTTTTCAATCATCTTTTCAAATGTGTTGTCTGTTTCCGATTGATAATAATTTCGATAAAATTCATTTGGTAATTTTTTGTCTTTTTTGTTGTGCGACATAACACTTTCAAAAAGTCTAATTCCTAATGAATGAGCAATTTTTCTAAGTTCTTCTTTGTTGTATTTTTCCATAATATTATTTTTTAAAACACTAAACGATAATAGCGCATAAGAGAAACTAAGGTTTGTATCTATTATAGATATTTACTACTTCATAAAAGTTTATGAAATCATAATACATATTTTCGGTTCTAACTTGAAACATCTCATCATCTGTATCCTTATTTTCTACACTTGTAACTCTCTCAAGTATAATTTCATTAGTATCATAGTGTCTCAATTCTAATATATCTCCAATTTCCACTTTCATAATTCTATTTATTTTAAATTAGTTGATCAACCTATTATTGGTAGTATTTAACTTGTAATAGGGAAATGTCCGCAATCTTCACAAGCATATTCACCACTCCCACAATCTTCTAATTTAGAGCTTCCGCACATATTACAAACCAACTGATTACTTTTACCATCAACAGGTGTTTGACTAAATGTATTGAAATACTTTCCATCTTGTGGAAAGTGGTTTGGGTTTGGATGACATTCTTTACAAACAATTCTATACTTATTACCGAAGAATTTTTTATCACAATCTTTACAATGGTTTAAATATATGCTTGATACATCATTCCAGTTTCTATTACTTTCAAAAACTTCTTTGTAATCAAAACCGTCATTGTTTTTCATAACTATTCTTCCGCTTTTTGTTTTATACATATATACAATTTTGTACTGTAAACAGACTATCTTTTTCTTTTAATTATTTCCCCTGTCGCAACACAATAGTTTAACTGAAACATGTCTTTTAATTTTTCAAAAGACTTAATTTTCTCCTCTCTTTTTGATGGAGGAATATGTTCCAATAAATGAGTGCAAAAACCAATTAAAGCAGCTTCACCACATGTCAAAATTTCATTATCATTTCTTTGTATTAACATTTTAATTAATTTATTAGTGAATTAAAAACGCCTAATGATTGAGATTGAATTCTAACACTCCCAGGAATGTCAAATATCTAGTTGAAAATATTCTAATCAGTCTCACTTCTTATTTCAGATGCCAATGTAGACGGAATTATAATTCTTTTATTAGACTGAAACCAAAGTTTAGGTTTAGCGTTTCTAATTAACTCATTTAATTCTTCAACTTTTTCAGATATTTCAGGATGATGATAACAAACACCTTCCTCTCCATCGCCTGAACAATATTCTTCATTAAGTTCATCAATGTTTATTTCCGAAATTTTTACTTCTTGTTCACATAGCATTAGTTGTACTTCTGTGGGATCTTCAATTTCTTCATCAATACACCATTCAATAAACTCGTCCATATCACAAAAGAATCTATCGTCGTTTCTTAAACACATATAAGATTCACCGTCCCACTCAACTGCTTCTAATTTAAGAAAGTTTTCTTTACTTTTTTTATCATAACAAGGTTTACAATAACTGTTTTTTACAAATATATTTCCACACTCACACTTCTTATGTGTATAATTAGCTTCGATAGCTCTTCTTTTACCTTCATCACCTTTGCCGTAATAAAGATTATTTTCACCAGTCCATCCTTCTAAATTAGTTCTGTATTCAACTTTTACATCTTCTAATAATATTATTTTTTCATCACTCATAATTTACTGTATTTAAAATTAGTAAAACATTATACCTCATTTTACAATAGACCTTTGACGAGTTGACATTTCTTTGAAAGTTGGTAGCTTTTCGGTATCCGACTGCTCAACAAATTCCAAAACATTTAACCTTTGTGCAATTCTTACCATTTGACTTTTATGACCAATGGTGTCAAAGAACGTTTTACAAACTATTTCTTCATCACCACCCATAGTTGCTTTGTGGCAAATGAAGTGAGTTTGATTTTCTGTACAATCTTTTATAATTTCTTTTGCTCTTTTTGAACTTACAATTCTATCTTCTGACAAAAGACAGTTTTTGCAACATTCTTTAAAAATTTTTAATCCCATTATATTTTAATTTTGGTTATTAATCAATAAAAATGTCCACTAAAATCAAGCTTTAGGCTTGTTACAGTCTTCGCATTTACCATTTTTCTTGTCTGAATAAAAAACAAGGTTTCGACTTCTCGTTTTCTCTAATGTTTCAATTTTAACTTCGAAACTCTCATTTGTAAATTGAGTAAATTCTTTTTCTGATGCTTTACTCATATAGTCAGTATGCGATGCTAATATAAAACCTTTACAACCTTTACATAAAGCAACTTTTGATTTTTTCTCTTTTAAATCCATCTTTATAAATTTATTTTTTTTGTAACCATTTAATCTTCTTCATAATATTGTCAGCCTAAGTTAAATCTTCTTTCAACATTATCGTTTCTACCGTGAAGTTCATCTAATCTACTTTTGTGATTCGATGCAAAATATATTTTATTGTACTGTTCTAAGTCTGTAAACATACCATATTTACCAATAGAAACCACACCTTCATAATCACAAAAGCAACATGCTTCTCCAGTATTATGATCTAGAGCATTTGGATTACAACAAAATGGACAAGGCTTTTCCATATCAAATTTCTTTTTTAACTTTAGTAAAAACAAGTACTTATATTAAGCAATTTCAGATTGAATAACTGACCCAACCTCATGTTCATCCAAAGTGTATTTTTTTGGGAAAGATTTACCATCCAAAGGATTTACCTTTTTCCATATTTCTAAATCTTCTTGATACATTTCAGAGTAACAACTTTCAGTTAAAATTTTATTTTCAAGGTGTTTCAATAAGCATTCGTGTGCTTCTGTTTTGTTCTCAGCCATAACGAAAAATTGGTCACCGTAATCGTTTGGGTTGTAATAATACATTTTCATATTTTTATAATTTTATATTATCTATTTCGTTTTTAACTTTAGTATAAAAATTACTAGATTCATCAAAAGATAAATCATATACCATTGCCATTTCTTTTGAGTGATTGATTAACTCATTAATCAATACCTTAACGCATTCTTTTGCTTCACCATCATCTATACCTGTATAAGGACTTGATGGTGGAATTTGTCTAAATTTTAAGAATAACTCTTTTGCTTTTTCTTTTGGTGTCATAATTCTAACTTTGCTTTATTTTACCTTGAGGTTTCTACAATAGATTCTGGATATTCCTTGCAAGCTTCCAAATATTTTTCAACAAAAGGTACGAAATGAACGTACAATCCCCAACCATTAGGAGAATCAAATTCTTTAAAATAATCAGGCCTTGATTTTAAATCCGCCAATCCCTTTTCCAGGATGGGTATAATTTCAGAAGCAACTATTGTAACGTTGTCTTCAAATTCATATTCTGCATCGTGATCTCCTTCAGCAACAGCATAATCTTCTCTCAACCTATGAGGTCTCCACAAGGCTTCATAAATTCCAGCTTTATCAGCCATCTCACCTAAACTATGAGTTATATTTGCTGAGTAAACACCTTCATTATCTACTTCATATGTTTTGCCCTCATCGTAGCTAACCCATCTCTTTCTACTTAAATAAACATCTAAACTCATATTGTTTTATTTATAATTTAACTACTTTAAAATAATCTTCCAACTCTCTAATTCTATCGGATAAATAATCCACATCAGTCTGATTTCTTACATCCACCAAATAAATATAAAGTGCAACCATAGAACTTTCTAATGTCCCAAAATTTAATATTTGTGTTAAAATAAAAAATGAAACAATAAAAGTGGATGAGCACCAAAAAAGATTAAATGGTACATACTTCAATTTTTCTTTACTCATATAGCAATTCCGATTAAAAGTGAGAATAATACAGCAAAAAAGTAGAATACACTTCTTATTCTAAACTCGTAGCGTTTGTACTTTGGGTTATCAATTTTTACAGCAACAGCCAATAACCAAAGTATGAGAGAGGTTAATAGCCAAATAGATAATAATAAAATTTTCATAAACTATGTTTTATATCGTATTAGTCAGAATAATTCTGACAAAATTAATATATCATACGATATAAAACAAAAAAAGTTACCAATCACTCCAAAAAATAGAGTGACTAATAACTTTTATATATTAACTGAACAGAACTCACTGTATCATATACACATACTCACCATTTTCTAGTTGAGATAAATGTATTGGAGCCCAAAATAAATTTGGCTCTAAATAATTTGTATTTGATGATACGAAAAAATCAAAAACTTCTTTGCTCGTATTTTCCACTAAACAAAACCAACCTTCTTTTGTTTTTTTAGGATTTTCAATAACCCTTAACTCATAATTTTCACCACTTCCAGAGCACTCATAAAAAATGTCACCCTTTCTCAAATCTTTAATCTTCACAAAATAATCTTTCCAATCATCACCATAGTTAAACACATTTGGTTTAACAACTTTAATCGCTGTTTTCATACTTGACTAAATTTAAATTTCATACTATAAAAAGAACGCTTACCTTCTGTTTATAAATAGATATATTTTCATAATATGAACCGAATATTCAGAAAAAAAAGACTTTTTTTAAAGCTTTTTTTCAACAAGATGTTGATTAGTTTTTTCCTTATTTATAGGCGGAAAAATAGATTTTTTTATCTATTTATGTCATCCAATCTATTACCAAACTGATCATAGTCTGATGGATTTGGGAATGTTGGATATTGTGGTGGAATAAAATTTCTCATATTACTTTGAGGCCAATTACTTTCATCTAATGAATCAGGAAACTTCTGCATCAACTCTTGATGAGTGAAATCTTTATTTTTACCTTTATTCATTACGAACCCAAAGTCTTTATACCAATCCACTAAATTTTTCTTAGAAATGTTTTTTAAATATGGATCTGGAGTTAAGATAATTGTTGCTCCTTTATCATTAGCATAATCAATTATTTGATTCATCACCTGAGTCGCATAACCCTCTTTTCTATAAGCTTCGAATATTTCTATTTTAGTTAGATTTAAAAATCCACTTTTAGTTTTAAACAAATGAAAATCACCAATCAATTCATCTCCCAAGAATATATCACCAGTATCTATATCTATTCTTACTTGTTCTTTTCCTGAACCGAATAAAGACTCCTCAATAGCCTCTCTTATAATATGTCTTAAATTTTTCATAGGCCTTGAAACATTGAGTGGTGGAAGTTTAAATATTTATCTAAAAGCTCATTAAAGTCTACGCTTGTAGCTGGCTTTGCCAAATTCCAAGACTTATGAGCCAAGTGTTGTTTTCTCAAATCTTCAGGAGCATATTCCCAAGGAACATAGGTCTTGCTGTCGGAATCCCACAACACTTTATCTGAGACAGCCATTTCTTTTACAATCAATCTTATACAATTACTTTTGGCTTGAGTTAAATCATGTTGATCTTCTATAATATAGTAAGTACCAAAAGTGTCATTAAATTGATTAATCAGACTTTCTACAGCAATCCAAAACTTGCTTTTCTTATTTGAGTTCATCATAGACTTATGAAAATCATAATAATCTTCAGATGGCTCGAAATCAACTTCTATCTGCTTCTTTTCACTATTTAATTTACACGCCTTAGGTTTTGCCTCCCCTATGATATAGTACTTTAACCACTCATCATAATTATCCTCAGATTTTTTTACATCTGATTTACGAATAGCACCACCAACAGAACCTGCTAGGTCAGATTCATATTTCTTTTGCCTTAGAGATTTTTTTGGATATCTTAATGCATCAGCCTCTTCTTTTGATATTGTCTTAAAATTTACAACATCTTCTCTATTTTTTTGAGGGAAATCATAATCCTTAGCATTAAACACATTTCCTTTTCCAAAGGCAAATTTGCCATATGAATTAATATCATGGGGATCCAACTCATTACTCTTTCCATTCCAAGAACCATAAGTATTCTGTATAGACTTTATATTTTTTGTTGGTATACCTGTCATTTTTGAAGCGTACTCATAATCAGACTCTTTCATCGTATTTGGATGAGTATCTATAAAATCTTGCAGGAAATGTTTTTGTTGTTGGTTTAGACTCCACTTTAAATGATTAAATGTTTTTGGAACTTTTCTATTTGCTAGCGATTCGGTTAAAACTTTTTTTTTAACTTCTCTATTTTCAGAAATTTCACCTACAGCTGCATCCATAAAAAATATGGAACCTGTTGGTGTTGCCATTAATGATTGTGTAGTCTTTTTCTTCTTTTTCTTTTTTTCATTTAAAGACATAGAATTTTTTGGGGCACTCTCAATTAAGAGCGCCTCCAAAGTTTCTCTTATGACTTTTCTTATGTTCAAAATTATTTAATAACCTTATTGATTACCC